TGATCCATGGTTAACTGAAGTAGCAAGGCTAAAGTATTTTGACTTTTTGGAGCGTAGACAAGAACAATTATTTGATGATTCAATAGTCTTAGTAAATATTGACGAACAATCATTACGCCAAAACGGCCAATGGCCGTGGCCTAGAGATATTATTGCTAACCTCATTACCCAACTAAACCAGAGAGAAGCAGCTGTCATTATAGCCCCTATCGTCTTTTCCGAGAGAGATAGAGCCGGTAAAGATAGGGATCTAGTTGATACTCTTACTACCAGTAATAATGTTATTCTTGCCCAAGTGCCTACCATCCAAGTAAATGAGCCTTATGCAAGGCCGCGAGGATCAGCTTTAATAGGTCCTAACATATCTGACATACTACCAGCTTGGCCTGGTGCTCTTCCTCCTATCAGAGAGATAGCATCAGCAGCTGCTGGTGTTGGTATGATTGCAACAGTACCTGAACCTGATGGAGTAGTTCGCAGATCTCCTATGCTAGTTGCTGTTGGGGATCGATTTTACCCCTCCATTACGCTTGAGGCAATGAGAGTAATAGCCGGTGAACAAAGCTTTCAGGTGAGATCTAACGAAGCAGGGGTTGAAATAGTAAGAATACCTGGACTGCCTTTGATATACACAGATGTAAATGGTAGAATCTGGCCTGTAAGAAGCTTTAACTATCAGTCTTATTCATCTACAAATTTACCTAATGATCTTAAAGGTAAGATTGTTATTCTGTCCATCACAGCAGAAGGGTTTAGTAATCCAGTAGCTACTAGTCATGGTGAAATGCTACCTAACATGGTAATAGCTACTGAACTATCATCTATCTTAAACGAAGCATTTGTAACTAGAATAGATATTGCCGATTTAATAGAACTTGCAAGTACATTGCTAGTATCTGTTATACTACTTTTATTAGTTATTAAATTTAAACTAGTAATTGCTGGTGTCGCTGCTCTACTAGCCGCGGCGGGTGCTGTATATGTTACCTTCTATCTAAGAGAAAATCTCTTTATTCTGTTCGATGCTGTTACTCCAGTACTGACAATACTAGTAGTTACAGGTACTGCTGCGTTCTCTAGAGCACTTGAAGAGTTTAGACTTAAACAGCAGATTAAGAAGCAGTTCGGTACTTACCTATCTCCTGCTATGGTTGAGAAGCTACAGGAGAATCCAGATCTTCTTAAACTTGGTGGCGAGACTAGAGAGCTTTCTATTATGTTTACTGATGTAAGAGGCTTTACTGCTATTAGTGAACATTACGGAGCTGACGTTCAAGGTCTTACTAAGATTATGAATAGGTATATGACAGCTATGACCGCTAAAATACTTGCAAATAATGGTACCTTAGACAAATATATCGGCGATGCACAGATGGCATTCTGGAATGCACCATTAGACGATAAACATCATGCTGTAAATGCTGTTAAGACAGCATTACAAATGCTTGGAGATTTGGAGAGCTTTAATAATGAAATTGCTAAAGATGGTATACCTGCTTTTGGGATGGGCTTGGGCATTAACACTGGCAGTGTTGTTGTTGGCAACATGGGTAGCGATCAGCGATTTGATTATACATGTTTGGGTGATAGCGTCAACCTTGCTTCACGACTTGAGGGTCAATCTAAACCTTATGGAGTTAAGCTCGTCATAGGTCAAACAACTAACGAACAAGTAAAAGATACCTACTTTACTGTCGAGCTCGACTACATTGCTGTAAAAGGTAAGAAAGAAGGTATTCGCATCTATACTGTAATAGATGAGACTGATATGCTAAGAAGTAAATTATTTACAGAGCGAGAGCTCCATACCAAGATGTTAAGCTACTACAGGGGTAGATCTTGGGATCAAGCTATCGCTATGTGTAAAACTCTTACTTCTTCTTTTGGGGGACAGCTTCAGGGGTATTATCAGATGTGGATTGAACGCTGTCAGGAACTGAAGCAGAACGATCCTGGTCCTGAATGGGATACTGTTTATCGAGCGACTTCAAAGTAGAACGCATCTCATACTTTTCGCGAAGCATCAATACAATATTAATCTTCTGATTCAAACGAATAAGATCATTATCAAGCATTCTGATACGATCGATCAAGTCGATTAATACTTTATTGGCGTCTGATAAAACAGGCTTGATCTCTGTTGTAACCCAGCCCCAGACATAGTAAACAAAATATCCCATGCCACCTGCAGCGACAATGGGAAAGCCATACTTATTAATTAGTCCTACGATATCCATTAGTCTTTTCTCGCATCGTTTTTACCATCAGCGCGTGCAATACGCTCTAGGTCTGGTTTTACTTCTAGTGCTGTACTCATCAATGCATCAATACGAATAATATCATGGTTCATAGTCTTAACTCTATTTTCAAGAGCTATGATAATCCCGCTCATACCTTTTACCGAACTTGTTACACCTGCGAGAATAAATTTTAGTGTTAAGAAAACAAAATAGCCTGCCGCTATTGCTGCAGCGATAGGAAAGCCTACCTCTGCTACTAATTTAAAGAAATCTGGACCCATAGTAACTTCCACTTAGTAAAATTATTACGGTATTTAGTAAAAAAGAAAAGGAGTCAGACTAGCTGACTCCTTTTGCATGGACTGTAGGAACCCCACCTGCCTTTTAAAGGCGACACAGTCACTTCCGGGCACAACCGTGCTCTTGCCTCTTGAAGCTATATTAGCTCAAACATGCAGGTTTATTTATATTAACCCTCAGTTAGAAAGAACTTTGGAGTAAGACCATCAAATCCCCCTCCTAGGTTCAGATGAGAAGCTGCTCTATATGCTTCTTCTTTACTATCTAATACCATTATAAGTTGATCGGTCTTAATCTCTTTAATATAGAAATCTTGACCTTCTTGGATTACCCTATACTTAACCATTAAAAAGTAAACCCCCCTACTGTTTTACGCTTTTTCTTAACTCTACCTAACTCTACCTCTTCACGATTTCTCTCACCGAAATGAGTACTATCCATAACAGGTCCATCCAAGATATCAGCTTGACTATGTTGTTCAGTATCGTAAAACCTCATCTTCGGCCTATCAACACCAATTACAAAACGTTTATCCATATTAGGATCACTATATCTATTTTTTAGTTGCTTTACCATTACCTGATTCATACCTGCAAGCTCTTCAGTATTAATAAGAGCAAACATAAAATCAGCTGTAGCAGGCAAACCAAACGATTCAGAAGTATCCTCAAGTCCTAGATCGGTATTAGTATAACCACTACGCGTAGTCTGAGTAGCGCTTACGATAGGAACTTTATACTCGACAGCTAGACCTCTTAACTCTTCAGCAATAGCCTTAATGTAAGTATACGAGTTTACACTTGCACCTAACTTAAGTCTGGAACTCATACAAATATTTAAGTAATCAATGTAAATTACATTAGGGCTAAAGTTCTTCTTGATCTTAAGGTCTTCAATAAGAGTTCTAAAGTGAATACTACCCGCTGATGCAGTCGGATATTCTTTAATAATTAATTTACCAGAGGTCTTACCTTTTACTCTATCAACCTTCTTGAGGTATACATCCTTAGGTAAAATAGCTAACTCTTCAGTAGTAACATTAAGAAGATTAGCATCTATGCGTTCAGCAATACGCTCTTCTGCCATTTCCATAGTAATATAAAGTACGTTATGTCCCTGCATAAGATTAGTAGCAGCGCAGTGACACATGAACATAGTCTTACCCACACCAGTACCAGCAAGAATAATATTCAAAGACTTTTGAGCGAGGCCACCTCTAGTGATTTTATTGAAATATTCTAGATCAAAGGGTATCTTTTGTTCTTTTAGGTGATAGAAATCATAACGAGATTCACTATCATCTAGAAAATTATGACCAATGCTGCTATCAAAACTAACTGCCAGAGCATCAGTAAGTATACCAGGAATTGCATTCTTACTAAACTTCCCATCTTTACCATCTACGATTTGAATAGACTGATATAGAGCATTTACTACTGCTCTATCCTTACAATAGTTTTCAGTCTTTTCAACAAGCCAATCTAAATGCTCATTAACAGGAGCTAGACTCTCAACAAGGCTAGTTACTTCTTTGTATCTAACCTCATTAAGATTTGTCTGACTCTCTAACTCTACTCTAATAGCTGCCTTAGTTGGCTGCTTATTATATTTCTTAATAAAGTTATCTACGACAGAATATACTTCCTTGACGTTGGAGTCTTGAAAGTATTCTGACTTAAGAAACGGTACAACTTTTCTCGCATAGTCTTCATTATAAACAAGACTCGAAAGAATTAATTCTTCTTTCACTCAATTACCTCTTCATCAATAATGCTACCCATAGCCAGAGTATACTTGTTTTCGATAAAAGATGCAAGGTCTGTTTCTTTTAATAGCGTAGTCCAGAACTCTGAATTATCTATAAAGTCACCAGCTCGCATATTAGTACCAAGCTCGCCAGTCTCTTTATTTACTTTTGCATACCAGCCATTCTTGGGTTTTACAATATAACCACCTTCCATAGCAATGTCAAGAAGACCTGACCACTTATTGATACCATTCTCATAAGTTAGAGTGATTGGAATCTTACTCTTCTCTCTAACATAACGAGACTTTTCAACGTTAATTACAAAGTGATACCCTGCAATCTCACCGTCTTCTTTTTCTTGCTGTCTACCAATAATCCAGATATTATCCGCACCATAGTAAGAACCGGTACCGCCACCTACGATGTCCTTTGGAAACATACCAATTTCTTTATAGGTATGATTGATAACAACCATCGGAATATCTTTAAGTGTAAGCTTAGCAGTTACGATTCTAAACAGTGACTTAATAGCCTTGGCGCGAGACATATCAGCTACTGTCTTGCCTTCAATAGCGTCATCAGTCTCTTTCTTCGAAGCTAAGTTACCGATAGAGTCGATAATAATCATTACCTTATCAGTACGTTCTAGATTCTGCAACTGAACAGAAATATCGTGCTTGAGTTCTTCTACATCAGTAACAGGAGTATGAACTACAGCTCCTAGATCAATACCAAACGTCTCAAAATACTTCTGCGGTGTGCCAAACTCAGAATCGTAGAATAGAATAATACCATCATTATACTTCTTCAAGAAAGAAGCAGCAAGTAGCAATGCATAACCGGTCTTAAAATGCTTTGAAGGACCAGCAAGCATCGTTACACCTGGTGTTAATCCACCATCAATACGACCAGATAATGCAACGTTAATCATAGGTACAGGGGTAGGGATCATATCCTTCGCCTTATACAGTGCACTATCAGCTATCATAGAAGTTAGCTTAATAGTAGAATTCTTCAATAGTTTTTCTTTTAACGACATAACAATCTCCTAGAAAAATGCGTCAAGTGTGTTCTTTTGTTCTGTTTTCCATCCTATCTTATCTAGGATAGACTTAATCGGCTCCAAGAAACTCTTTTCAAACTGCTTATTAAAATCAAGATACCTCTCTAACCCAAACTCGGGTGGAAGTCCTCCAGTAGAAGCAATAACGGTATCTTGTACTGGGTTAGGCATTTTAAGATAACAAAACTTAATCTTCTCACCTTCGTTAATTTCGGGATAATTCACTAGCTTATGCTTACGTAACATATGATTATAAAGAAGAGAACCCTTAACATGAATAGGAGTTGCTTTCTTATATACAGAAGTAGAGTCCATCCACTTACTCATTTCCTTACAACCACGAGGAAATGCAATGTCTTCAAACGGTAACTTCTCAAACTGCTTTTTAAAGTCCGCAATATGCTTGATTACAGTCTTTTCGTCAGTCGACATAACTAACTTGAGAGTAGATTTAATCATATCTCTACAAGCAGATGGAGTTGAAGTTTTTACAGCTTCAATACCCATCATCTTTAATTTGGGTTCTTTATATCTTACACCTTCACTATCCCATACATTCATAATATAACGTTTCTTGGCTACCCAGATAGCCTTATCAGCGAGATTTTCTCGCTTCATTTTCATCTTCTGATCATATGCATTTACATATTCTGCAAGTTCAGCGAATGCATTATCGATAAGCGGTTCAATCTTCTCCTTACAGAGCTTATCCATAAAGTCAATTATCTTATTAGTATCTTTCTGCTCTTCCTTAGTAAACAGGTGATCTACTAGAGGACCAAGATTCAAATAGTTACTATCAGTATCAACCGCGATAATATAATCTTTCTTCTCAGTCTTAAGTACCTTATTCATATACTTGTTGAGTGTGTTCTCAATCCAACGAATAGAGAGCTGACCGGACATGGTAATCGCTTCGGCGAGATCGTCATCGTAATACCTAAACCCTGCATTCGACAAAGCACCATAGCCTGAGTTCAGAATAATTTTACGAGCCATCTGATTATTATTATACTGCGCGACTAATGCAGTATACTTCTTCTTCAACTCAGCTTTAGATAATCCTGATTCAGTATATTGGCCGCTCTCTACCTTTTCGAGAGTCTTCTTAGCTTCAATCATCTTATCCTTAAACAATACACGCTCGTCATAAAGCGTACTCATCAACTTAGGTAAGAAACCTTGTCGATCACGATCAAACAAAACACCGTTAGCCGCAATCGTTGCATTATTCTCCTTAATGGATTCACTAATGCGTGTGCGTCCAAACGTTTCTTTGTTATAGTATCCATCTAGAACATCGTCGATAGTGTATGTCTTCTTGGACTTGCCAGTAATCGTTTCGGGACTAATATTATACTGAATAATAAGCATAGGATACAAAGAGTTAACGTCGAATGACGCTACCCAGTTATGCATTCCCACGAGAGGATCTTTTACATAAGCACCTACAATCTGTTCTTCTTTCTCAGTAGACTTATTCTGAGGAACTACAATCTTCTGCTTAAGCAGATAGTTATGAATAATAATATCCCACATTCTTACAGTAGTAAATGTATCGGGATAGTTTACCTTACCACTATAAGCAATCGCCATTACCTGCTCGATGAACTTCATCTTCTCATCAAGAGCATGTACGAGATCGACGTCCTTAATATTATAGTCGATATACTTCTGAAAGTCATTTTCGTATAGTTGATGCAAGGAACTATACTCAGAATAGTCTAGCTTCTTCTCGCCCAGCTCTACGTGTGCGATATAATCAAGTCGATAACTTTCTTGCATCTTATAAGAGAACTTCCTATACAGCTGCAAGTAATCAAGTACAGTTACACCTACAGGGGTATAGATTGTATATTCTCTACCTTGTACGAACAGTTTACGATTTTCAAGAATACTCCAGGGGGATAGTTTTTGTGCTTGATCTTCGCCTAGGATTCGTTTAATCCTATTTACCATATAAGGAATATCGAAGAACTCTACGTTCCAACCAGTTACAATATCAGGCTGAAACTTATTCCACGTCTCAATAAATTTAAAAAGTAGGTGATGTTCAGATTCACAATGATAGTAAGTAACACGCTTATCCGTAACGTTATATGGCTTCAAACCCATAACGATAATCTCATCGTTCTTACGAAGAGTAATAGCAGTTACGAATCTATCAGCAGTCTCGATATTTGGAAATCCACCTTGTGAATCAACCTCAATATCGATAGTCACTACAGATACGATATTTTTATCAAACGTAATATCTTCAGAGTATTCATCATTAATAAATGCGTACTGAAAGTTGGTTAGTCCGTAGAACTGAAAACCACTAACATCCCTATATCGCTTAATGAATTGATTGCATTCAGACATTGACTCGAAGTCAATGCGATCAACTATCTTACCATCAAGAGTGCGATAGTCGCTTTGCTTGGTCTTAGATGATACAAATAGGTAGGGCTGATATTTCACCTTTCTAGTAATCTTCTGGCCATTCTCATAACCCCGTACAAGAATATGATCGAAATGCCTAGCAACGTTAGTATAGAATCTCATTAAACCCTCCATTTATAGTACATTATATAACACATAGCAAAAAATATCAATAAAAAAAGAGGGGCTTTCGCCCCTCTTATCAGCACTTACTCATGTAGAGTAAGTTCATATTAAGTGTACCAAGGTATCGCATTCTATCTTCTGATTCCTTAACTGTGTTAGCTGAATCAATAAAACGCTCATACCCGGCTCTGGCTTCGAAAAAGCCTCTTATCTTATTAATTATAGTAGACATCTTAGCCCTTGAGAACCTGCTTTTCGCTCTTTGGTTCAGCAGAGTCCTTAATATCTACCTTACGTGGCTTCTTATGATCTGGGATAATATTCTCGAGCCAGATCTTTAGAATGCCATTAACCATCTCAGCACCCTCTACTTCAATAGTATCAGCAAGAGTGAAAGCACGCTGGAATGAACGATTAGCAATACCCTTGTATAGAATATTGGCTAGGTTCTTTTCATCACTGTCAAGCTTGCCAGAGACGACTAGCTTGCCATCAACAAGTTCAATCTCAATATTCTGCTTGCCGAAACCAGCAACAGCCATTTCGATTACGTACTTGTTTTCGTCTACTTTTACAATGTCGTATGGGGGATAGTTAGCTACTTTTAGAGTATTGTTAGCAATATCTGAAAAGCGCTTGAATGTGTCTTCGAACCCAACAGCAAACGGGGTCCAATTAGGTAGTAATTGAGTCATGTTAGCCTCCTTAAAGCAAGGTTAATATTACAAGCCCATTATGGCGCTTGCATAGTATTTATATATTAGCCTTGCTTTTGAGGCAACTTACTTTTTGGGCTTGCGACCTTTGACAGCAGCCTTTGCCTTTTCTTCAGCAACTGCTACTTTCTTCTTGGCTTCTTGCTTCACTTCAGCAACCTTAGTCTCTACTGCAGCAGCAGCTTCTTTAACTTCCTGCTTTGCAATAACGACAACGTCTTGAGCTGCCTGCTCAACCTTCTTGGCAGTCTCAACTAGATCCTTCTCTAGTTCATCAACTACCTTCTTTGCAGAGTCTACAGAATTCTTGTTTTTCTTGGCATACCAGTAAACACCATAGCACGCCGCAGCCAAAACCGCTAGTGTAATTAAAACATCCATTTTATTTCTCCTTTGGAAAAAGAACCCTTTTCAATTCAGGCTCTCTATAGTTAGGACCCTTCATAACCTTACCATAAGAGTTTTTAATGGCTTTGCCATCAGGTCCGAGTTTAGTCATATTTGAGGAATGAACCTCGTCAAAGCAGGCATCTAGATTAACTCCAAATGTATGTCCTGCTCCATATACAACATATAGCAAATCTGTTAACGCGTCCGCTACTTCTACAATATCATTATATGCAATTGCTTCTTCAAGCTCTTGCAGTTCTTCTCTAATAAGTTTTACTCTAAGAAATGTAACATCTGGGTCAAGCGGAAATTTAGGGTTAGTCTCAATGTCCTGATCACATGCTTCCATAAAATCACGGACTTTATCAAAGTTGGTTTTCATTTTAATTCCTTACATTGCGACCAATATTATACTTAGGTACAAGCTGCCAATCAGCTTTTTCTTTATATGAAAGTACTTTAATTTGACTTAGAGGTGCGATAGGCTCTACAGTTATTTGGGGTTCCATAATCTTAATAAGGCCCCATTCCTGTAGAAGATTAGCAATAGTATTTCGCCTTGCTAAATCCTTCTCATCGAAGTCAGCAGGGCGACCATCAAGTTTAAATAGTTCTTTAAAATGTACAAGGTAGTATTTACCTTGCTTGTGAAGAATATGGCAAGATTGAAAAACTACTTTTTCTTTCTTAGAAGCTACACCAATTCTAGTAAGAGTTTCTTTTACCTTAAGAAAATCTTCGTTATTTTTTAGTGTTATCTCAACAAGCCCGTCAACTTTAGCATTCATCTATCCACCCTTTTGCAATCTCTGTTTTATTATGTTTAGTTGAGATTTAGATAGAATTGATAGAGCTTGTTTTGCTTTCTTATTACTGTAGCCATAATACTGCTTAACAATTTCTAAATTCTCATCATCCACTCTCTTCACCCATTTCGCATAACGCTTCATTGGACGAATACTATTTAGATAATATTCAAACTGGAGCTTAGGATCTAGATGATGCAGTCTATTCATCTCATTTGCATAGAACAAACAATCAGGATATAGAGTTAGTGCCTTATTAACAATATAAGGTGTATAGTCTTTTTGAGATTGTTCAGGATCTTCGTTGAATAGATTTTTCTTATTATATGATATTGAATTAACAAAGTCAAACGGAGTCATTACTTAAACTCCGCTTCACTCATAATCTCGATCAGGCAAGCCATAATATTTATTTCCTGATCTGCAACAAAAGCATTCTTATACTGGTAGTCAGCGAGGGTTACGATTAATTGCGGAAGTGATTGAGGTCTAATAGCCTCACTTGCATTATCGTAAATAGCTCTAAAGAACGTACTTGCGTCAATATCACTATTCTCACTAACCCAGGTCCTTACTTCCTTGAAGTTCTTACTCTTCATGGAAGAGAATAAAGTCTTGATATTACTATCAAACTGATTAGCTAGAATACCAGAGTCAATTTTACCTACAGCACTATAACGCTGCAGTTCATTAAGTACACGCCTGAAGTCCGGGAAGTGCTTGGTTACAACCTCTGCAACTACCTTTTCCTCATACTCAACATTTTCTGACTTAAGTACATTGCATACCCGCTTAAAAAAGCATGCTGCAATTTTCGGCTTCTCTTCCTTAGTGATCTTAAATTCAACAACCGAACACCTAGAATGTAGAGGTTCAATAATTCGATTCTTGAAATTACAAGTGAGAATAAAGCCGCAGTTCTTACTAAACTCTTCCATAAAGTTACGAAGAGCCGGTTGAGTTGAATTTGCGTTTAGATAATCAGCCTCGTCGAGAATAACGTACTTACGAGAATTAGTAAACGAGACAGTAGAAGCAAAGTTCTTAATGTCAGTTCTTAGTGTATCAATATTACCATTCATAGAACCGTTAATGATAATATAATCACATCCAATTTCCTCAAGCATAGCTCGAGCAACGGAAGTCTTACCAGTACCTGCTGTACCACAAAGTAGCAGGTTAGGCACTTCTTTATTATCTACAAATTGTTGGAATGCTTTCTTAAGATTGCTGGGTATAACACAATCTTGTACAGTCTTAGGCCTATACTTCTCTACCCATAGAAACTCTTTCACTTTTCACCTCATCATAATATAAAAAATGGCGGAAAGGGTGAGATTCGAACTCACGGATCCTTGCGGATCGGCTGATTTCAAGTCAGCTGGGTTAAACCACTCCCCCACCTTTCCAATGGTGCCCGCAGAGAGATTTGAACTCCCGGCCTATCGCTTACAAGGCGATTGCACTACCACTGTGCTATACGGGCGATGCTTCCTGATGGTTCTGACCCACCGACCTGAGCGTTATCAACACCCTGCTCTACCAGCTGAGCTAAGGAAGCAAGCATTTGGCTTGGGCTAACTGCACATCTACGACGAACAGCTTAATCTCTTACCGTACCCCCAAGCAGTACGGCCGTATTACTACCACAAGCAAGTCTTTCGACTTGAGCCTTGAATCCAGGGTAGAAACCAGACTCAGACTTACCTCCCCATCAGGAGGATTTTGGCTGGCCAGGCAGGGCTCGAACCTGCGACCCGGTGATTAACAGTCACCTGCTCTGCCGACTGAGCTACTGACCAATTTTACTTAATTTAGGCAGCCGTAGTCATGCCAAGGGTTTCAGC